AAGATGGTGTCTTCGGGGTTGCTGCCGGCGCCGGTGTAGACGGGCGTGTTCTGGATGTACCGGTATTTAGTGAGCGGTAGCAGTAGCGTGTCGGGCGACTCGACACTGTTAGTCGCCGTCAAGATGCTGTCTTCGGCTGCAATCATGTCCTTCAAAACGTCGTCGGGCGTCTTCGTGCCGCTGCCCCATGCCGTCGTTCCGCCCACGTTCGAAGCGGCGATCGTCGGGACGTTAGGGTGATTGACGAGCCCCTTGATTGACGTGCCGGGCTGGCCGACCGAAGCGATCTTCTCGAGCCGTTGCTCGAAGCCGATGCGCACGGCTTCGGCTTCCTTGTTCTGGTAGTCGACGCCGGCGACGCTCGCGCGTTCGATGTCGAGCACTGAATAGTCGTAGCCGAGCGCATACGACGCTATGTCGTAGCTCTGCTTTTTCGCCATCACTGCGACGCGGCGAATATCGTCTGCGAAATTCGCGACAATCTCGGCCATGCCGGTCGAGTCCCACATGCGATAGGACCAAGTCTCAGCGCCCGGCGGCGCTTCGCTGCTGACTGGCACGAACTGGCGCCACTTGAGCGCGGGCTTGTGGGCTTCGCGCAATCGAGACGAGATAAACTCCAAGTCGCGACCGAAGAGCGCGGTTTCGTTGGCGTCGAGTCGTTCGATGCCGTGAATGCTCGCGCGCGTGTGTGCGATGGCGCGCACGACGTTCGCAAACTGGGTCGAGTCGAGACGCTTGCCGAGCTGCGCGAGCTGCTCTTCGAGCGCGTGAGAGTCGAGCCGATCGAGGATGTGTTGACCTAGCATTGTCGTTGACTTTCAGCGTGCGGCGCAGTGGCGGGTTACAGGTTGATTTCTACGACTGCGACGCCGCCGGCAGCGGCACCGGTGACGACGGTTAGATATGGCGCGGCGACGGCCTTGCCCGTGTCTGCGTCTGCGCGCAGCGCGCCGAGCAGCGTGCCGACAGCGCCGACAGTGAAGCGCACGAAGGGGTTCGTGTGCGCTGCAAGCGCGGTCTCAGCGGCGATCGCGATGCGGCCCTTCCTCATGACTGGCACGAACGCGCCGACCCGATACGGCGGCTCGGGATAGGTCGGGTCCCAGAGTGTGATGCCGGCGACGCCGAGCAACGTGGTCACGTCGGTGGTAAGCGCGGGCGCCTTGATGGCGTGCGGGTCGTAGCCTGCTGTCGCGTCGAAGATGACGACACAGCCGACTTGCACGACAGCCGCTTGCGCGATGCCGGTCGCAATCGCGCTCGGCCAGTTTTCGATGCGTTGCCCGTGCACGCCGATTACAGGGTTCGCCGGATATGACAGTTGCATGTTGCTTGTGTCCCTTTCTGAGTGGTCGGTGTGGTCGGCCTACTCGGTGCGCGAGCTCGCGAGCTTCGAGCGCCATGCCGGCGACGTGTATTCGCGCTTCTGCGGCTGCGTGCCGTCGGTGCGGCGACCGTCGAGGATCGCGTGCACGTCGACGTCTGGGCCGTTGCCGCCGTCGTGGTGCGGCGTCTGGTCGGTGCTGCGCGGGTTATTGACCTTGTTGTCGGCGAGCCACTTGTCGACCGTGAGGTCGAAGAGCGCGTCGACGTAGCTGTCGGAGCGTTCCGACAGCTTGCCGCCGGCTTTCATCTTCTCGAGCGCCGCTTCTTTGATCTCGCGCGGCGTCTTGCCGTCGAGCTTGAAGTCGCGGCCGAGCACCGGCCGAGCGCGGTCGAGCAGCTCGAGCCGCTCGCGCAGCGCCGTGTCGAAGCGCTTCGGGTCGGCGGCTTGCGCGAGCTGCGTCTTCGTCGCGTCGAGCTCGGCCTGCTGCGCGTCGAAGCGCTTCTGCAAGTCGGTTAGCTTCGAAGCGGCGTCGCGTACGGATGCGTCGCGGGCGTCGAGTGTGCGTTGTAGTATCTGCGCGGTCGTCGGTGAGACCTGCGCTTCGATACCGTCGATGCGTACCGTGACTAGATCCATGTTGTCCCTCTTCGGCTCGTCCGTGAGCACTGCTCGCGCGGCACCTTCGCCGAGCGCAAAGTCGTCGGGCGTCTTCGAGTCGAGTCGCAGCGCGACTTCGGCGCCGGCGCGGCCCCAATTGCGCGGCCCGATGCCTACGTGGTTGTAGACAATGTTTTTTTGCTCGGCGTCGTAGTGCTCGCCGTTGAAGACGCCGGCGCCGTGCAGCAAGTCGCACGTGTAGCCGCAACTAACTTCGCTCCGGTTGCCGGCTTCGATGGCCGCTATCATCGCGGCGTCGGTGATCACGAGCTGGGCTTCGACGAAGCGGCCGGCGTCGGCTCGAGCGGATGCGCCGGACACATGGCCGACCGCGAGCTGCTTCGCGTTGCTCGGCGACAGCATGTCGCGCGGATGAAGGTCAGTTACGGGCGCATCGGCGAGCGTCGCGAGCGAGTCGGCCGCGAAGACGCTGTCGGGTCGCCTGAGCTCGCGCACGACCGTTCCGTCGGCGCGGTGGTACGTGAGCACGCCGGTGCGGGTGACGCGCGCTGGCGCCCGAAGAAAGCCTTGCGAAGTCTTCTTCGTGTTGCCGAGCCGGGCTGCGTCGTAGCGCGTGACTGTCACGCGGACGCGTATTGGCACGCTCAGCGGTTGTCAAGTGCACCGGTCGATCGGTGCTTCAGTGCACCGGTGCACCGGCAGATCCGCACCCCGGGCGCCCAATACCCCCGGGGAAACCGTACCCCCGGGCGCCAGATGCCCCCGGCAGATCCACACCCCGGGCGCTTTCGGCCCCTGAATGCCGAGCGGTCGGTCGCCCTAAGCCCGGGGCTAGCGGGTAACTTGCTAGCCCCCGGGTCGAGCCGCCCGAGCTCGAGCGGCCGGCCGGCGTATCGGTTGACCGATGCGCCGGTGCACCAGAGCATCGAAGCACCGGTGCACTTATCCACCGTTTACACACAAGTTATCCACACGCCTTCGAGCGCTTGCGTTCTGTTGACCGCGCTAGAGCTCGGGCGCTATAGCTTGCAGAACACAGGAGGATGTTAGGCAATGGCTACATGGATCGTGTCAGAGGACGCAACCCCGTATACTGCGGTCGAGAGTGCGACGGCCGAGCTCGCGCTTGCGCAAGCGCTGGCGCGCGTCGACGTCGACACGCAACGCGCGCGAAGCAGCTCGACGCGGCTTCTCGAAGTGTCGGTCGTGTGTGAGACGAGCGGCGAAGCCGGCGCGGTCTACGTCGAACTGTCGCCGGTCGAGCCGCTATGCCCCGGCTTCGGCGCGCACGCATGGCTGGCGGCGCTCGGCGGCGGCGTGGTGGTCGAAGCCTGCAAGCGGTGCGGCTGCGTGCGCGAGCTCGACGCGCGCGCCATAGGGCCCGGCGGGCTGCGTTACACGCGGGTCACGTACCGCTCGGCGATAGGGCCCGCGGGCTACCAGTGACGGCCAGAGTGCGCCACGGCTGCCCGTGGCACACTTGGGCGATGGTACACATTGACCCAAAAGACGGCTTGCCTGTTATCCCGTTCAGCGACGCCGGCGAAAACTGGACGCAAACGATACGGCTCGAGCGGCTTCGCGCGCGCGGATGGCAGGGAAGCTTCGAGGAGTGGGCCGCGCTCTTCGAAGCGCTCGGCGCCGACCCGCTCTTGCAAGACCCACCGATCACTAAACCGCGTTAGCGTGCACCGCTGTACGGGTCGATCTGCTTTTCGTCGGCGCGGATGACGACGAAGTCTTCTTCGGGCGACACCAGCGCGAACTCGATTTCGTCGGTGATCCACTGCTCCCAGTAGTGGGCGCTGATAACGCGCGTGTAGTGCACGCGTTGCTCGACTACGACGCCGTCGAAGCCGGCGAAGCGGCGTCGTGCGAGCTCGTGCGATGCCGACCAAGACGACACGGGACGGACGCGCAAGTGCACTGGGCCTTCGCGGCTCGCGCGCAGCGCGTCGTCGGCGTCGCGCGCTTGCTGTCCGTTGATGCCGCGGAATAGGGTTATGTAGCCGTCGGCGTCGATAGCACCGCGCGCCATTAGGTCGGCCATGTGCTCGCGAAGTAGTGCTTGCGTCGACTGATACAGCGTGTTCTGCCACGTGCCCGGCGTGTTGATGTTGTCGGCGATGGTCTTCGCGCGGTCGCCCGTCGAAGAGCCGCCCCACCGACGAGCCCACGTGCCGGCTTCGGCGGCGTCTGCGTCGCCGGCGACAGCTTTCACGACGTCGGCCGATGTGATCGGCAATTTGGTCGACATGGCGTAGTGCTGCAAGGGTTGGCGTGGTCGGCCCCGGGTCACGCGATCGATGACACGCTTCACTGCGTTGTCGTACACCGGCCGCGGGTTGCCTGGAATGGTGATCGGCGCAGCGGCCGGCAGAACGCGCGGCGGCGTCGGTGGCGTCGGCACCGGCTTCGGCTTCGGCGCGCGCTTCGGCTTCGGTGCGGGCTTCGGTGCGGCCGCCGGCAGCGGTGCCGCTGCCGGCGGCGCCGCCGGGAACGTGAGCACGGGCGCGCTCGGCGTCGCGGCCGGCGTCGCTGGTAGCTTCTTCGGCTTCGGTGCCGGCTTCGGCTTCGGCGCCGGCTTCGGTGCCGGTGCAGCTGCCGGCGGCGGCGGCGGCGGCGCGAGCGGCGCGGCCGGCGGCGGCGCTGTCGGCGTTGGTAGCTTCTTCGGCTTCGGCGGCTTCTTCGCCTTCGGGCGCTCCGTGCGTACCGGGAACTTTTGCGGATAGGTCGGCGGCGGTGTGCCCGGCAGCGACAACTGTATCGGCGGCGCGTCCGGCTTGCGCGCGAATGGACTATCGGCCGGCGGCTTGATCGTAGCTTCGTCGATGATGGGCTTCGCCGAGCACCGACACGCATAGTAATTTGTGTCGAAGCCGGGATGCGCGCGCTTGCCTGTCTTCGGGTTCGTGACTGGCGGCGAGTCCCACGACTGCGTTGTGCCTTCGAGCGCTCTGTGACCCGGGCGGACCTTGAGATCCTGCACGGTGCGCCACCTGTAATGAGTGATGCCGAGCGACTGTTGCCGAAGCTGCGTCTGTGCGCCGTGGAACTTGCCGACGGCGTCGTTCGCGATGATGGTGGCCTGATTCTGACTGAGCCCCTTCGCCTCGTTGAGCAGCTTCGCGGCGAGCGCTTCGGGTCGTAGCCCCTTCTCGAGCCCCTTGCGCACGGTGTCTTGCGCTTGCGAGTAGACGTCGTCGGTCATGGTGCCTACGCGCGACACGTTGCTCTTCACGAACTTGTCGAGCTGCGCAGCGATGGGCGTGCCGGGCTTGAGCGGGTCGATCGCGGCGAGCGGATGCGCGGCGGCTTCCTTCTGCGCCGGCGTCTTGGCGTCGGTGCGCGTCGGAGCGATGGCGGCTCGAATGGCGTAGCGCGGCAAGCCGAGCGCTTCGCCGACCTGGCGCTCGAGCGTCGTGCGCGCATGTTCGTCGACACGCATGCCGGCGAGCAGCGCGGCCGGCCGCACGTCGAAGCGGTGCGCCGCTCGAGCTTGGGCGAAGAGCTCGCCGAGCAGCGGGTCGCGCGCGTCGAGTCGCGGAGTGATGCCGGCGCGCTCCGTGAACGTGAGAGCCGCTCGAGCGGTGAGCCCTTGCGCCGGCAGCTCGAGCACGCGCACGCCACGGCGCTCGAGCTCCGGCAGTATCGCTTCGAGCACGCGGTCGTGTCCCGCGGACATGGCTGCTTGCCCCGGCGTGAGCTCGGCATAGGGCTCGCGCAAGCGCACGACGGCGTCGAGCGGTTGCCCCGGGTCGAGCTCGAGCAGCTTGCGCAGCGCTCGAGCGATCGCCACGCCTTCGAAGACGCCGCCGTCGGATAGCCGTATCTCGTGCGCGAGCTGCTCACTGGCACGACTCCAGCCGAGCGGTATGAGGTCGTCGGCGTGGCGAAGCGGCAGCGCATGCGCATCGGCGAGCGCTCGAGCGGCCGTCGTCTTGCCGGTGCGAGGTCCGCCGACGACAGCGACGCGCATGCGCCGGCCGTCGTTGCGAGCTTTAGCGGCGGCTGCGGCGGCGTAGTTGTGCGCGAGCGTCGGCAGATACGGCAAGACGTGCGCGCGCAGCGTGCGCTCGACTTCGCGGCCGCTGCCGAGCAGTGCCGACAAATAGCCGTGTAGCGCCGTCGTCGGAAACTCGGGCGCCGAGCTCGAGCGCAAGCCGGGCGCCGGCGCGGTCATGCGTCGTACGGCTCGTTGTCTGGGCCGTTAGGCGGCTCCGGGTCGATGCCGTTGCCGTTGCCCGGCGGCAGCATCGGCGGCGGCTCGGGCTCGAGCTCGGGCTCGGCGAGCCGCTCGAGCTCGTATCGCAGCGCCGCTTCGCGGGCTTCGACGTCGAGCTCGTCAAACTCGCCAGAGTGCGCGAGCTTGATCGCGGCTTCTTCTGGCAAAATCACCTTCGCGTTGACGAGCGTCGCAAGCGCGTCGGCGGTGGTCTTGAGCGTCTCGGCGCGCTCTTTGGCCGTCGGCTGCCATAGCGGCGGATAGACCACTTCGAAGCCGTCGAGCACTTGCCCCTTCGTCGGTCCCTTGTCCGTCGCCATGATGACGCGCACGAGCTTGTCGATCTGCGGCGTGAGCCGCTTGCCGCGCTCGGCTGCGACCTTGTCGTACCATGTGCGAACGTCGCTCTCGCCGGTCGCGTTCATGCCGGCCGGGCTTCGCCCGAAGAGCACCGTAACGGGCGTCTCGGCGGCGCTCGCGACCCGAATCATGAACCGGTCGAGCAGCTCGGGAATGCCTGAGAATGGCGTTGCGATGCGCTCGAAGCTTTCGCGCTCGTCTAGCAAGATGGCACGCGCGACGCTTCGGCAGATGTCCAGAAACTTGATGCGCGCGCGCAGCTTCTCTTCGCCGGCCGCGGTCATGAGTTGCATCAAGTTGGCGATCTTGAGCACGCCTTGACTGGCGTCGGTCATGAGGTGCGCCGCACCCATCCAGCTCGAAGAGCTCGCCTGCACGGCTTGGTAAACGCGTTGCAATACCGAGTCGTCCCAGAAGCACGACGCTTGCGCGCCGAAGCGCGACGTCAGCACACCGCGAAACGCGAGCATGCGCGACTCGTGGATGACTAGGTTGCTCGCGCCCGGCGACACTGGCTTCGCCGTGCTGCCGTATGGCAAGCCGAGATTCGTCACGCGGTAGGTTGCGACCTTGCCGTAGTTCGGTGCACCGATGTCGCCGTAGTACGTGTTTTGCTGGAGCTGCGTGCGGCGAAACACGTTGAGGTGAGTGAGCCGCACGACGGCGTTTAGGTCGAGCGGCTCGTCTGGCGTGCGCCCGTCGTCGACGCCGAGAAACACGGCCCCGAAGCCGTACAGGCGGCCCCACACCCATGCTTCGCGCAGCGCCGCTTCGGCGCCTAGACCGGCGAGCACTTGGTCGATGTCTTTGCCGACGGTCGTGCCGTCGGCGACTTGGTCGGCGCCGACGGTGATGCAGAAGCCTTCACGTAGTGCGTCGGCGGGTAGCTGCTCGACGATGCGCGCGCAGATATCGTCTTCGGTGTGAAGCGCTTCGAGCGAAGCGTCGGAGAGTTGCGCGCGCAGCTTCGGCGCATGCGCTTGCAGCTTGTCGCGCAGCGTGCCGAGCCCGGTTACTGCGTTTTCCCAGCTGTCGCCGCGCCATTCCATGCGTCACACCCCTTGTTTCGGGCCTTCGATGCTCTCGGGCGTGACGGCGGTCGCTTCGCCGGCGATGAGCGTCGCGAGCGGTCGCGCGATGGCGGCGCGCACGGCGGCGTCTTTTGACTCGAGCAGCTTGCGAAGCGCCGTCGAGCGCTCGGCGTTGCGCGGCAGCGTGTGCACGATGCGCGAAGCGAGCGC